ACCCTCCGCCCCGGGCCGCGGGGCGCGCGCGCGCGGGGGAGGAGGCCGCAGCAACTGCGGTGGAGCGTGCCGAGCGTGCGCTCGCATCAGCGCGGTCCAGCTCATCCGCTGACTCGGCGGCTGTCGCTCGCGCGGAGTCGGCGCTGGCCTCGGCGCGAGAAGCGTCAGCGGCAGCGAATAAGAAGGCCGACCAGGCGTCCGCTAACCACGCGGACTCTCTGCGCAAGGAGAAGGCAGCGTCCGACAGTGCGAAGGCGGCAACAGAGGCGCTTGACCAGCGTATCTCGAAGGCCCCGTCCAACTGGGAGCGCTTCACGACGTCGCTGAAGGGCTGGGTACGAGAGGCCGACAACGTCGAGCATGAAGCCCGCGAGGTTGATTCCTCGCTCGGCCTCGTTGGCTCGGGGGTGACCTCGCTCGGGGGACTCGTGACCTCGGCGCTCGGCCCCCTCGCGCTCCTGGGCGCGGCTGTCGGCATCGGCGGGTTCGCGTCCGAGGCAATCGCGGCCTCAGACGCAACCAACAAATTCGCGGACACGCTGCGGTTCGCCGGCGTCGATGACTCGACCATTGAGCGCCTCGGCGCATCCGCTCAGGAATACGCCGACCGCACCGTGTACGACCTCGCGGACATTCAGGGCATCACGAGCCAGCTCGCCGCAAACAGTGTGGACGGCTTCGACCGTCTAGCTGAGGCTGCCGGTAACCTGAATGCCGTGTCCGGTGGAACGGCTGACACGTACAAGAGCCTGGGCTTGGCGCTCGTCCAGGTGAACGGTGCTGGGAAGTTACAGACCCAGGACTGGAACCAAATCGCCAACGCCATTCCGGGCGCGAGCGGAAAGATTCAGCAGGCTCTGTCCGATATGGGCGCCTATACGGGAAACTTCCGTGAGGCCATGTCGGAAGGCCAAATCTCTGCGGAAGAGTTCAATCAGGCGCTTCTGCAGCTGGGCTTTGATGACGTCGCGGTCGCGGCCGCGTCGGACGTGTCGCGCATCGAGAACGCGGCCGGCAACCTGCAGGCGACGATTGTCGGCGGCTTCAAGGACATGATCGACCTCGCGAAGCCGCAGCTGACCGACTTCATGAGCTGGATGTCAGACACGCTCGGTGCTGGGTTCGCGTGGATCAAGGACGTGGGCGTGCCCTCGATCCAGGGAATCTGGGATGTCCTCGCCAATGGGAACTTCTCGGGGCCGATCTTCGGACTCGAAGAGGATTCTGGTCTCGTCGACTTCCTGTTCAACCTGCGTGATGCTGGCATGGCCGCCTGGGAGATGCTCAAGTCCGGCTGGGACGCAGCAACGAACCTCGCGTCCGCGTTCGCGCCACTCGCCCAGAGCGTGTGGGACATGGTCAGCGCGTTCGGCGGGGATGGCCCATCGATGATTCAGCGCACCGCTGAGGCACTCAAGAGCGTATTCGACTGGGTCGGGAAAAACACCGACGTTGTTGCACCGCTCGTCACTGCGGTAGTCGCTGGCACGGCCGCGTTCAAGGGCATGAGCGCGGCCATGGGTGCCGTGAACGCCGTGAAGGCGGCCGGCGGGCTGTTGCAGTTCGTCAAGGCCACGAACTTGGCGAAGGCCGCGCAGGTCGCGTTCAACTTCGTGATGAATATGAACCCGATCGGCGCGATCGTCACGGCGATTGCCGCGCTCGTCGCTGGCCTCGTTTACTTCTTCACGCAGACGGAGACAGGCCGGAAGGCGTGGGCGGCGATCACGGAGGCGTTCTACAGCTTTGTGGACTGGATCAGCTCGGCGTGGTCATCGGCCATGGAGTCCATCTCCTCGTGGTGGACGGGCACCTGGGACGGTGTCTCGGGGTTCTTCTCGACCTACGTCGTGCAGCCCCTGCAGACGGCATGGGATGCAATCACGGCTGTCTGGGACGGCATCGTGACGGTGTTCAAGACGGCGTTCGCGATCATCGTCGGCTTTGTCCTGACGCCGATCAAGCTCTACATACAGGCGTGGGTAGCGGTCTTCACCTGGGCGTATGACAACGTCATTAAGCCCGTGTGGGACGCGATCTGTCAGGCCTTCACCTGGGCTTACGACAGCGTCATCAAGCCAGTGTTCGAGCAGATCGCTAGTACCTGGCAGTGGATCGCCGGTATCGCCACAGAGGTGTTCGGCGGCATCGTCTCATTCCTCGAGGGAGTGTGGACGGCGATCTCCACAGGAGTAACGACCGCGTGGAATCTCATTGTCGCGGGCGTCACCTGGTACATCAACACCGTGTGGAACATCGTCAGCACAGTCTTCACGACAGTCGCTGGCGTCGTCTCCTCGATCTGGAATGGTATCTCCTCCACTGTCTCGGGCGTCTGGGAGTCCATCAAGTCCACGGCGAGCGCAGCCGTCCAGTGGGTCTACGACAGCGTCACGAACGTGTTCTCGTCCATGTCGAGCGGCGTCTCCTCCACCTTCGACGGCATGCGCTCAGCCATCGAGTCCGTGTGGAACAAGGTGAAGAGCGTCGCGGCAAAGCCGGTGAACTTCATCATCGATACCGTCTACACCAACGGCCTGAAGTCGATGGTGGAAACGGTCGCCTCGAAGATCGGCCTCTCACTCACCCTGCCGACGGTCCCCAGGATTGCCGAGTACGCCGGCGGCGGCATCGTCCCCGGCTACAGCCCCGGACATGACACGATCCCGGCGATGCTCTCCCCGGGTGAGGCAATCCTCGTCCCCGAGCTCGTCCGGCAGATCGGCCCGAGTCGCATCATCGCCGCGAACTACGCCGCCTCGAAGCGCCGCCCCGGTGGCAGCCCCGGCAAGGCCCCCGCCGGCTTCTCCGGAGGAGGCATCGCCCACTTCGCCGGCGGCGGTATCGCAGGATGGTTCGCCGACGCAGCACGCGGCGTCGCAGAGTTCTTCCGCGACCCGCTCGGCTCCATCGCGCAGCTCATCACCGAGCCCGTCCGAGGACTCATGAAGGGCATCGCCCCCGGAGTCATCGGCGAGCTCGGCGCAGGCGGCGTCGAATCGCTCCTCGCGGGAGTTGGTTCGTTCTTCAAGAAGAAGGCCGAGGAATCCTCATCGGCCGGACTCGTGGGCGCCGCAATGCGAGCCGTCCAAATGCAGGTCCCCTACGTGTGGGGCGGCTCAGCAATCCCGCCAGGCCTGGACTGCTCAGGCCTGGTGTATTGGGCAGCCCAGCAGCTTGGCCTGGGGTGGCCGCGCCTCACGGCAGCTGGATACCAGTCCGGCTCCACCCCGGTCCCCTGGACGCAGGCAGCCCCCGGCGACCTGCTCTTCTGGGGAGCACCTGCCCACCACATCGCGATCTACGCAGGTGGCGGACAGATGATCGAGGAGCCAAAGCCCGGCCTCAACGCCAGGCACACTGGCATCTGGGGGTCTCCGACTGTCGGCCGCTACGGCGGAGCTCGCAAGTACGACCGCGGCGGATGGCTCCCCACGGGAGTCACAGCAGCCGTCAACCAGACGGGCACGAGGGAGGCAATCCTCACGGCCCGCCAGTGGGCAGATGTCAGTGCGCTCGCGGCCAGTGGAGCAAACGCGGTGCCGTCGTTCGATGGGGCGCAGGTCAACCTTGTGTTGGACGACGGCCATTCGTTCCGCGCGCATGTGGAGTCGATCAGCACCGGCGTCCTAGTTCGCCGTAAGCAACTCGCTGGAAGGAGCAGGTAGTGGCTCGTGAGAATCTTTGCCGCAATCCGTCATTCGCATACTTGCTGCGGGAATGGGCGAAGATCGCTCCGGCCACGGTGAGGATCGGCTCGGATACTGACTCGTGGGGCGGGCACGCTCGCCAGTCTCCGCAGTATCTGGCCATCGACGTGCCGCCCGGCACGCAGGGTCCGGCTGCCGAGCCAACGGCAGTCACTGTCGCCGGAGGGCAGACGGTCGCGATCTCGGCGCTCGTGCGCACGAGCCCCGGCCTCGCGGTTGCTGTCTCCCCGGAGTGGACCGTGGGCGGCCGCAGCGTCACGGAGAAGACTCCGGCGCTGTTGGCCGCCAGCGCGGATGGGGTTCGCCCCGTCTGGGCGTTCACCGCCCCATCTGGGGCGACGACCGTGCAGCTTCGGTTCGAGGCCCGCACGACCTCGGCGGCCGAGCGCGGCACTCTCCCGGGTTGGGTGTACGTCGATGACGTTCTCATCGTCGTGGCTCCCACCCCGGGCGAGGCACTCGAGGCAGCAGCGGGGGAGTTCTTCGACGGAGACACCCCGCCGAGCCGCATCGGCTATTCCTCGAGGGCTCTCACGCACCAGTGGACCGGCGCTCGCGGCGTTTCGACGTCGCGGGAGGTCGAGACGGACGTCGATATGTCGTCGCTGCCTGTCGCGATTGTGGCGGGTGGACAGGCTCCCAGGGTCCAGATCGTGATTCCCCCGGCGTGCGTCCCCGCCGGGGCGGCCTGCTATGTCGAGGGCGTCACGGACACGGGCTTCACGTGGATTCCTCGCGGGGGAGTATGGTCCTCCAAGGGCTTGCAGCGCATCATTGGGGACCCGCTCGCACCGATCAACACGCCGATCAGGTACAGGCTGACGACGTCGAGGGGCCTCACGGTCGAATCGGAGCCGGTGGTCCGCTCATGGGGCGGCCTGTCGCTGATGACTGACACGGCGGGCGCGAAGCCTGTGAATGTCTTGTGGCAGGGCACTGACCAGCGTGAACTAAAACCGCGGGTGACGGAGCACGAGGTACCGGGCCGCGCGACACCCCTGGTGGTCTATGCGCCAACGATGGGTCGCGGCACGGTGTCTCTCACGGCTCGCACGAACCTGCAGGACACGGCGGCCATGAAGACACTTCTGGCGTCTCAGACGCCGGTGGCGCTTTTCCACAACCCGCGCCACTGCGTTCAGTGCAAGCGTGGGACGTGCGACGTCGATCCAGTGACGCTCATGTCGGTGACATCGGCATCGATGGAGCGTGCGCCGCGCCTCGACGTCGCCGAGCGCATCTGGCAGCTCAAGGGCACGATCGTCGATCTGCCGCAGCCGAACACAACGTTGACGTTGTCGACGTGGAACGACTTCGATAAGCGCCGACTGACGTGGAGTGGCTTGGATGCTCGTCGGTGGCCGTGGGATCAGTTCGACAGGACTATCTGGCAGGAGGACGCATGAGCATGCCGGCCGACGTCGAGCAGATTCCGGAGGACCTGCTGACCTCGGGCTACTCGGTGTCTGTCACCGTGGAGTCGTGGCTGGGATCGCAGTACCTGGGGGAGGTGCCCGTCGAAGATGGGTCGGTGTCATGGGACGCTGGTCAGCAGGTGCAGGGCACCCTGTCCCTGACGGTGCCCCGTGTGGGAGCTGTGCAGGGGGAGGACTGGCGAGACTGGGACCCCGTGGACCCCGAGCACCCGCTCGGCTGCTACGGGCAGGTGCTCCATGTGAGTATGACGGTCGGGTCGCTCGTCGATGCAGGCTGGTGGACGGTTCAGCTAGGCCGGTTCCTTATTACCTCGGTGGAGCCGGGACCGTCCACAGTGCGAGTGACGGGCAAGAGCCTGATGCAGCGCCTCGAGGAAGACAGGCTGACGGAGCCAATGGCGCCCGACCCAGCGGGCACGCTCGCGTCGGAGCTGCGCCGCCTGGTCGGTGCGCGTATCGGCGTGATCATCGATCCGGCGCTCGGCGATAGGCCCTGCCCGTCGATGTCCTGGGGCGAGAGCCGCATCGATGCGGTCTACGAGATCGCGAAAGCCTGGCCTGCGACAGTGCGCGAGGGCGGGGACGGAATCATGTATCTGTCCCCGCCGACTGCGCCGCCCACCTCGCGGCCGGCGCTGCTCCTCTCGGATGGGGAGGACGGCACAGTCGTCGGGGTGGCAGCCTCGGTGAGCCGCGACAAGGTCTACAACCGCGTGGTCGCTCGGGGGCAACAAACCTCCGACGAGGGTGCCCCCTCGTTCCAAGCGATCGCCGATCAACTGACGGGACCGATGCGTGTCGATGGTCCCTATGGCACCGTGCCAAGGTTCTTCTCATCGCCTCTAATCACGAGCTACGAGCAGGCTAAGCGTACAGCCGAGGCGATGCTTGCAGACTCGGTCAGGAAGAAAATCAAGGTCCCCGTGCAGCATGCCCCGGACCCGCGCATCCGACTGGACGTACACGTCGAGATTGTGACGCGGCCCGTGGACGCTGCAACCACGAAGACGATGTGGGGAACCGTCTCGGCATACGAGGTTCCACTCACCTACAGGGGTACACAGAAGACCGATGTGGAGGTGAGCGTATGAGCAGCCCCGTGATGGACCTGATTTCGACGGTGCCCGATGATCTGCCTCCCCGTTATGGCTCCGACAGGTCACCGACGGCGATCGCGCGCGTGGTCAGCCTCATCGAGGGCGGCCGAGCGCTCAATGTCAGCCTGTACGGCGGGCCGCCCGGCCCACTATTCGCGGCGGGCGCGCCACGGGCCGGCGCGCC